TAGATTTAAAATTTAGAGCGGGTTTAATTTCAAATGAAAATTTAACTATTGGAATACTTTACGAGAATTTCAATAGTTTAGATTTTAGAAAATATGCTTTTGAAATAGGGCAAAGAATAGGCAAAGGCAGGTTACAATTTACGCCAACTATTGAGGCTGGTTGGATTGAAAGGTTTAAGTTAAATCATTGGACGGTAGGAGCAAATTTACACACCGTTTATTATCTAAACGATAACTTCGGGGTATTAGTAACTAGCAACATAAGTTGGAGAACAGATTTAAATTATAATTATGGCGGTAACAATTGGAAGTTATCGAACGGTTTTGGAATAATATACACTTTTAATAAATAAAATGGAATGCTAGAATATTGGAGAGAATTTAGTGCGGTTGTAGGTGCTTTAGTTATATTTTTCACAGGTCGTAAGACTTCAAAAATTAGCGATAAGACAGCCAACGCAAATGCGGTTGATGCAATGCAAAGCACTTACGATGTTTTTTTGAAACATTACAAAGAACAATATGATAGTTTGCTAATTAGGCTTAATGGCTTAGAATTGCGTAACGCTATACTTATGGAATCTGCACAAACTTGGGAAAAAAAGTTCAAAGATTTAGATGTAAAATACAAGCAGTTACTTTCAATTTGCGAAAAACTAAAAAATAAATAATGATAAAATTTTTAACAAACATACTAAAAAGCGATACTCCAGAAAGTAGCAAGCGACTAGTTGGCGTTTTAGGCTCTATAAGTTTAATAATTTCTATGTTAATTTACCAAACTGATACTTTAGTAAACGCGGTTTTAGTTTTATCTTTAGGAAGTTTAAGTATAACGGTAGTTGACAAAATTATAAATAAAAAACAAGAAGATGAGATTAGATAGAAAAGGATTAGATTTAATTGCAAGTTTTGAGGGTTTGAGGTTAAAGCCTTATTTATGCAGTGCTGGAGTGCCTACTATTGGTTATGGTAATACCTACTATGAAGATAAAACAAAAGTATCAATGAGTAATCCAGCAATAAGTGAAGAAAGAGCGGTTTTACTATTAAAATTAATTGTTAAAGATTTTGAAGATATTGTAAACAAATATGTAAAAAGAGATTTAACGCAAAATCAATTTAATAGTTTGGTATCTTTAGTTTATAATATTGGTGGAGGTAATTTTAAAGCATCTACTTTATTAAAATTAGTAATAAACAACCCAAACGACGCAAACATAGCTAAGCAGTTTTTGCGTTGGAATAAGGCACGCGTAAACAACGTTTTGACAGAAATTAAAGGATTGACAAACCGACGTATAAAAGAATCAGCAAATTACTTCACAAAATGAAAAATTTAATAATTATTTTATCGTTGCTTATAATTTCTTGCGGCTCTAGAAAAGTAGAAGTCAAAAAAGCAAACAAAGAAACTGTTATAGAGGTTAAAGAAACCAAAAAAGATAGTGCGGTTTTAGTTATAAATAAAAACGTAATTAAGACCGAGGAAAACGATATTGTAATTTACGAACCAATCGACAACGAAAAAGAAATAGTGGTTGATGGTTTAACTTACAAAAACACGCGTTTAACAAAGAAAAAAGCAAAAGTTATATTAGTAGATACAAGCAAAATTAAAGAGGTTAAAATAGCTGTTTCTAACAAACAAGAAATTAATAAAACTAAAGAGGTTATTCAAGAAAAAAAAGTAGACAGAAAAGAAAGTTATTTTAAATATTTTTTACTTATATTTGTAATTATAATTTTAGCGTTTTTAGTAAGAAAATATTATAGTAGATTTTTTAGTTTTTAATAGTTTATTTTTTTATATTTGTTTTTTCATAATTTTTTTTGTTTTGGTTAGCAACTGAAAAACCCGTTATTAGTTTAGCGGGTTTTTTTGCGTTTGTTAAATAAATGTTAAATAACAATTAAAGTATTGTTTAATTAAATAACCTCCTTATATTTGCTAAAGAAATAACCACTAAAAATAAAATTATGAAAGCAATTAAAAACATCTGCTACCTTTTAAAAGAAAAAGTACAAAATAATTATAACGACGAATTTAGAGATTTAGAGTTTAGAGAATCTATTGTAAAATACGGTCAAGAACTTTGGATAGGCGAAAACCTAATTGAGTTTAATTTTGTAGCTAGCAAAGAAAATTCAAAAATAGATAATTTTAGAGTAGATTTACATAGCCTATTTATAATTTCTATGCCTAATGAAAATTCAATAGACAGAACAAATATAAAAAACCTAATCAATAAAAAACTAGCATAATGATAACAGATAAGCAAATTTTAAAATTTATCAATAAAGATAGTTTTAGAAATATTAAAGATGTTTCTCCAAAATTAAAAGAAATAATAATAGAAATTTTAACCAATAAAACCAAGTAAAATGGAAAATGTAATTGAGTACCAAGCACAAAGAATTTTAGCTTTAGAGCAAAGAATTAAAGAACTAGATCGCGAACTTTCAGACGCAAAAGAAATATTATCGGAAATACTAACAGACTTAAAAAATAATTAATTATGAAAATATCTGAATTACCACAAGAGATTAAAGAATTAGCTTTAAAAAATATTAAATTTAAATTAACAAATATTGAAGAACAAGATTTAATAAGTGCTTTTAGTTGGCAAGATTCTAAAGAAGGAAATGCTTTTTGGAATGAATGGAATGACTGGGATAAGAAGCCAATAAAACTAGGAGATTGTTTAAAACTAGAAAACAGAATTATTTACTTAGAATTAAAAATTGAAGAATTAATAAATACCTTAAAAACCAATTAATATGAGAACAATTCAAAAAACAATCCAGAACACACAAGTAGACGTCACTAACTTTACAGTAGAGAAAATCTACAAACTTTGCAAAGGCTTGCATATCTGGAAACATAATGCTGCACTTGAACGCAAAGAGGGCGAAAGTTGTTTCTTTACTAAATTCCGATCCGATAACGATTATTATATTAGAATGACAAAAGACGAAAAAAAAGAAGTTGTAACTTTTGAAGAATTTAATTCTCTGAAAAATGAAATATAACATACCAGAAATACTAGCAATTTACCAAGCCAACGGAAACAAAACTAAAACTGCAAGAAAATATTGCGAATTGAACGGTTTAATTTTTACTGATAACTTAAGACGTTTAATCGCTTTATGCATAGCAAAAAATATTGATTCAGACTTTGAAATAGAAACTAAAACCGAAACAATCCAATACAAGCAAAATGAAGTTAGTTTGCCTAGTGCGTGGAGCGTAGATAAAAACAGATTTTATACTATTGACGAGTATTGCGATGTTTACGGACTTGAAAAATCTACTGTTAAAAGCTCTAAACTTGTAAGTCATAACGCGTCGCATATGGTTTATAATATAGCGTTCTTTACTGAAGATGAAGAGGCGGTTATAAATGTAAACGATAATTTAGAATCTATAATAGGTAAATTTATAAAGCCTATATTTTTAGATATAAAACCAAACAAAATAAATAACTTAGATTATTTTGATAGGCTTGTTTATACAGATGTACATATCGCTATGGATGTAAACGGCAAAGATGGCGACAGTTTATATGCTGGAGTTTGGGACAAAGTAGAAGTTTTAAGGCGTTTAAATTTAATGATTTCCCACGTTTTAGAGTTTCAAAAATCAAACATTTTAGTTATAGATGACTTGGGCGACTTCTTAGATGGTTTGAACGGTCAAACAACGCGTAAAGGTCACGACTTGCCACAAAATATGAATGACAAAGAAGCGTTCGAATTAGCTTTAGAATTTAAACTTACCTTATTAGATACTTTGGCTTTGCACTACGACGAAATAATTTGCAATAATATAACAAACGACAACCACAGCGGATTGTTTAGCTATTTTGTAAGTAGTGCGTTTGAAAAAATAGTAACCGCAAGGTATTCTGGAAGGATAAAAGTAAATACTATTAAAAAGTTCATAGATCATTACACTATTTGCAATCATACTTTTGTAATTTCGCACGGTAAAGATATAGGAGAGCAAAAATTTGGATTTAAGCCTAAGTTAGATGCCATACAAGCGGAAAAAATAGACCAATTTTGTAAACAGTATAAATTGTATAACGGTAATTTTATTGAATTTAGCAAAGGCGATAGCCACCAAGCAATTTACGACGACACAACTAGTAACGATTTTAGTTATTACAATTACCCAGCATTTTCTCCACCGTCGAATTGGGTTAAAACAAACTTTAAAAATTCAAAATCTGGCTTTAACTTTTACAACATTAATAAAACAAAAAATATAAAAATAGCAATACCTTATTGGTTTGCATAAAAATTAAAATTATGAAAATATCTGAATTACCACAAGAGATTAAAGAATTAGCTTTAGAATATCAAAAAAAAGAATTAGCTACTCACTATTTAAAAACTACCGATAATTTAAAAGACGATTTTAGTTGGTCATGTACAGACGAAGATCATGATTTTTGGAAAAAATGGCATGACAAAGAATTTAAAGCAGAATTAACTCAAAAAAACAAATACCAAGTTAGTTGCAAAGAAATAACAATTGACGTGTACGATGTTTTAAAAGCGTTTAGAGTACAAAATCCTGCAATACAACACGCAATAAAGAAACTTTTAAAAGGTGGCGAAAGAGGCGT